CCTTGCCCACCTTGTCCTTGAAGCTCATAGACGCGCGTTCGGCCTTGTCCATCGCGGCCACGGCGCTTGTGGCGTCACCGATGATTCGGATTGCCAGCACGGCGGACTTCATGCGATCACCTCACCTTGCTTTGCGTCTTGCGTTCTCGGTCTCTTCGGCTTCGGCCTGCAACAAGGCCGTACAGGTGCCCCAATCGGCTTCTTGGGGCACCTGCTCACGCCGCCACTGCCACGGCGTGCCGCCGAAGCGGGCGGCTAATATGCAACTCAGTTCGCCGAAGCTGCCTGAGTCCCATTGGTCAAAAAATCCGGCGCGTCGTCACCTGACGTGGCCGTGTACTGAAGCACGTCGCCGCTGTAGGTCTCGGCGGTTTCAGCGTCGGCGGGGTCGTTGTTCATGTCCACCACGGAAACCACGGTGTCGGCCCACTGCTCGAACGGCAGCGTGGTCGAACCGAGCTGGCGGCAGCGCACATAGGCGGCATAGGCGTTGAGCTTCACCACGGCGTCAAGGGCGCTGCCCCAGCCCTTCGCCTTGGCGTGGGTCTCAGCCTGGCAGCGCTGCCACATGGTCACACATACTTCGTCCGTGTGCCCGTCCAAGTAGGTGATACGGGTGTTCGGGGTTTTGGTCTCGTTGCTCATTTCGATAGATCTCCTGTCGTGATTCGGTTGATAATCTTCTGCACCGCGTCCGCGTAAACCTGCGTCCACTGCGGTTCGGTGTTCTTCGCGGCCTTGTTGGCGAAGTAGGTGGCTTTGATGTTGTGCCTGGGCCAGCCGTAGTTAATGACGCCCGCGTACTTCACCTTGCCCTTGTTTCCGGCGCGCACGACACCGGCTTTCTGGGTGGCGCCGGCGCGCACGCTTTTGGCGAGACGGCCGGTCTTGCCCTTCGGGGCCAGCGACTTAGCTTCGGGGGCGACGATCTGCGCGGCCTGTTTGTTGACGGCGCGCAAGTCCCTCATCTCGATACCGGCTTGCCGCAAGCCCTTGGCGAGCTGTCCCGCTCCCTTGAGTTGCAGATAGCCGTTGCCGCCAGCCGCGTAATTGCCGGTCATACGCTGGGCATGTACGTTTCAGGCGTAACGTCGATGGCTACAAACGAAAAGTCATTGCTGTTCTTCGTCTTCACGTCGCCGCCGAACTGGATGGACGCGATAACCACCGAGCCGGTGAGCTTCAAGCCGCCTTCAAGGTTCGGCACCCACTCGAACGGCAGAGTCTTGCCGCTGTTCTTGAGACACCAGACCTGTAGGCCGTCCATGCTGAAATCTTCCTTGACGCTGCCGGTGAGCGCCCACGTCTCGGTCTGCGAGCCGCCTTCGGTGTGGCCGTCGAGGAAGTTGTCGTTATCCTCGGTATCTGTCGAGGGTTCAAGCGCGGTGTTGATAACGTCCGCGCTGAAGTCCTGTTCGCTGCCGGTATCACCGATTTTCAGGCTACCGGGTCCAAGGGTGCGCACCTTTTTTGTCATGATTGTTCCTTTCAGTTGATTTCAAGGGGATTAAGGGTGATTTCGTAGGCTGCGAGATTGCCGACGCCCGCAAGACTGTAGGTGACTGGTTTAGCGGTCTTCATGTTCAAGTGCCGTTCATGCAAGCGTTCCAACACCGGAATGAGCAAGTCGAGGCTTTCGGTCTGTGTCGACATCGTGCCCGCGATCAGGTTCACCGTCCACGTGGTGCTTACGAACTGCCAGCCCTCATAGGTGATTTCGGGCGGGTCGATAAGCACGGCCACCTTGCCTGGCAGTGGCCGGGCCTCTTGCGCGTCGATGGTCACGACGGTGACAAGAGCGCCCAGCATGTCGGTAAGCATGTCCATAAGCGTTTCGCGCTCGGTGATTATCTGGCTGTCACTCACGCGATCACCAGCCCACCGGTCGGCACGCCCGCCGCGTTGAGCTTCGGCCACACGCTGCGCAACGGGTCGCTGCTGACACGGAACGGCTCAAGCGTGCCGTCGCCGACGTTCATCACGCCCAAACGGGCGTCACGTGAGTTGTACAGGTCGGCCGCGCAGGCGGTCACGCAATCCGTTTTCACGGGGTCCGGCACGCTGTAACCGTCTATCGCGGCGTCCACATAGCTGATGGCGCTGGTGATGGCGCGTTGCACTCGGTCGTCGTCGCCTGTGGGCACGCCGATTTCGTCGCGCACCGACGCTTCGTATTTTTGCCAGTCCATCAAGGCTGTGGTCCTTTCGTGATGGTTGCTATGGATGGTGCGGGGCTAGAATCAATCGAGCTTGTACAGGCGGGGCGTGAAGGTCGCGTCTATCGTTTTGCCTGGTGAGAATCGGATCATGAACTTGTACGTTCCGGCTTGGGGGATGGTGATTTCCGTGTCGCTCTGATATCCGCGCCACAGGGTTTTATCTGTGCTGTCCTGAATCTCCACATACGTGGCGTATGAGTCGATTTGGCATTGCGGGGCGAGGTATGTGCCGGCCTCAAGTTCGCGCGTCGTCTCGATGTTGAATGATTGTGAGCATGTGCCTGCGAGCTTGTATTCGCCGTTCCCCAGTGGGGTGAGTGTGATGCCAAAGCTGGTTCGCGCCTGGTGTTCGGGCCAGAGGTTCGTTAGTTCACTGCCCCCCCCCCTAAGGCTGGTGTTGTCGGGTCGCATCCAATCGTGCGCGGTGTCGCCGGATTCCAATTGGATTCGAATGTCACTCTCCTTCAAGGTGGGCGTGGATTCGTTGGAGATGACGTTGAGGTACAGGCTGACGGTGCCGGCAGGAATTTCCACGACCCTGTTACCCAAGTTCATTGAGGCTCCCAGTTGCTGCCCCTTGGCGTCGAGGCACTTGACGTTGAAGCTCAAACCGGCGCCACCGGTGCCGCTCAAATTCACGGTCCCCTGTACCGGGCAGGGGAACGTCCACGACACGCCACGCCATTGACCGGTGGCGGTGCCGGTGATGTGCAGACTGCCGTCGCTGTTGACGGTGGCGGTCAAACCGTTGCCTGACGCGGGGCCGTAGGACAACAGGTTACGTGAGAGCACTGTGACGGGCACGACGGTTTTTATCGCTGGGTTGACGGTGCTGGATATCGTCACGTCGGTTTTTCCCGGTTGTTTCCCGGTGATGACGATGGTGGTCATTGGATTACCTCGATGTTGATAAGGTCGGCGTTGTCAGTGGTGGCAGCCACGGTCTGTGGTGCTGAGAACGGCGTGATTGTGGCTTTGATCTCGGCGTTATCGCCCGCGGTGACGGTTAGGCTAGTCGGCGTGGTGCTAAGTCCCGTGGGCGTCACCCTTTTGGGAACTTGACGGGGATCAGGCCCAACGGCTGCGTGGCGGCGACGGCCAGGTAGCCGTAGACGCTGTAATTTTCGGTGAGCTTGGTGGGGTCGCCGTCGCTGAGCTGCGTCGGTCCGCCGCTTTCCCAGACCGTTACCGCTTCTGGGTCAATGAAGCACGCCGTGCCGGTGGGGGCGCTGGGGAGGAGCTGGACGGGGACGCGGAGGAATCGGCCGGCGATGCCGGTGAGGTCGAAGTCGCCGATGGTGTCCGAGCCGTCGCCGGACAGGTCGATGAATCGGCTTCCGGTGTCCTTGAGCTTGATGAGCGCGGCCATGACGTCCTTGGAAACGCCGAGGCGGGTGAGGGATACGTTGCGGTCGTCGGCGAGTTCGGCGGCGTCCATGATCAGGCCCGCCCACTGGTCGATGGTCATGGCGGTGAGCGCGGCGGGCGCGACGATGCAGTTGGGGTCGGTTTCCGCGTCTCTCTGCGCGGCGATGGTGGAATACAGGTAGTTGCGCACGGCGGTTTCGGTCGCTTTCGCGTAGCTGTTGCGCAGCGCGGCCAATGCCGTGTTCAGCATCGGCGTGGTGCTGCGTTCGATCACCTGACGCGACAGCGTGGTGTAGCCGCCGTAGGTGTCGATACCGACGCTCTTGGTACCGAACGTGACCTTGCCGAACGGCAGCGCGGCACCTTCGGCGGTCTGCTTGCCGGTGGTCGTGGTGTCGGTGGCCACCACGTTGTATTCCATGGTCATGCCCTTGGCCGGCAGCGTGTCGTGGGTCAACAGATTGGTGACCTTGCGGCGCATCTGAATTAGTCGCAGGTCGTCCGCGATCCAGGTGGTGGTGTTGCCGGTGTCGCCGGTGGCGATAAGGTCACGGCATTCGTGCATCAGGTTCACGGCGGCTTCCTCACCTCGGTAGAGGGACTGGAGGTAGTCGCCTGCGGTACGGTATTCCGCGCCCAGCGGCTTCGGCTTGTCCGGGCTTCCGGCGTGTGCCAATGCAGCCTTGAGGCTGCGCTGTTCGTCCTTGATGCCGTCCAGCATCTCCATGAGTTCCTTGTCCATTCGGGTTTCCTCGCTTTCCTTCGATGGATCGTGTTTTTCGATTTCCTGGGTGTTCGTTTCGGCGGCGCTGCGTTGGCCGGTGATTTTCGCCGCCTCATAGGCGGGCCAGCTGACCACGCTTGTTTCCAGCAGGCGGACACGCTTGCGGTGGGTTATACCCTGCTTGTCGGTTTCGTCCTGCACTGGGACGAAGCCGACAGACAGGGAGTCGAGAGCGCCGTCTCGCAGGAGGGCCACCACGTCGCGGCCTCGCTGCGTGTCCGAGATTCTGGCGGTGATGTGCAGACCGTCGTTACGGCTTTCCGCTCCCGTGATGCGGCCGATGAGTTCGCCGTGCTGGTAGCAGAGCTTGGCGTTGTCAACGTCATCGAAACGGCAGTCGGGGTCGAAGGTCTCGGCTCCCTTCCAGGTGTCGATGATGCTGCCGAAGGGTACGGCGATGCCTTCCAATGTGCGGCCGTCGCCTTCCTCAGCAGCGCGTAGGCATATGCCTTTGAATCCGATTTCATGACGGTTCACTGGTTCACCTCTTCCGGTTGCGGCGCGTTGATGAGCGGGGGCAGGGCCTCGCGTGCGCGCACCTCGTTAATTTCCATCCATCCTGATTCGAGGGCGGTCTTGTAGGCGTTGAAACGGTCGCTCATGTCGGCGCGGCGACTCGAATCCCAGTCGAACGCGGCGGTGCGGCCTCGTGGCAGCAGTCTGTTGAACAGTTCCTCGATCTCGCCCGCGTAGGCGGCCAACGTGTAGTCGGCGAACTCAATCCAGCTTTGCTCGATGTTCGAATAGGTGAGATTGCTGCCATCGGCTGCGGCGAGCATGATTGACGCGGGAATGCCCAACAGTCGCGCGATCTGCGTGGTGTCGAACTTCTGGGTTTCCAAAAACTGCAAGTCGGCCGGCTTCATGTCCAGCGGCACGTATTTCAGCTTGCTGCCCAGCACCTTGATGTCGCCTGCGGTTCCGGTGGCCTTCCATGCCTCTTTCGCGTTCCTGGCGATGTCGGGCGTCACCTTGTCCTCGGAGGACAGGTAGCCCTTGAGGTTGCTGGAATCGGTGTAGAAGCGGGCCTTGTAATCCCGCGCCTGCTGCGCGCTTTCGACCTCCTCGCGTGCCGCACCGATGGGGCCGAGGCCTCGCAGTCGACCGGGCACGTTCAAAAACTTGCAGTGCACGATCTGGTCGGCCGTGTAGTCCACACCGAGATACGAGTAACGGAGCTTCGGCGCCGCTGGGTCCTTGCCGTCGTCCGAGACGGTCACGAGCGAGGGCGGCAGCACCTCGCAGGTCACGACCTCCCCGGCGTAGCGCACAAGCCGTACGAAGGCGTTGCCGTCCAACACCATGCTGGCCACCATGTCGGCGAGGAAGTCACGGCGGGAACGGTTCACGTCCGGCTGGAGGATAAGCGAGCTCACGGTGTCCAGCTTCAGACCTCCGCGCATCTCGTGGATCGGCAGACCGGTTATCGCGGTCTGCAACACCTGGACCCCGCGAAACACGGTGGACAGGCTCAACGGGTCGCACACCGGCTCGCGGCTG